ATGCCCCAACCCGCCCCCCGCTCGACCCGCCGCCTCGACCCGTTGGACCGGGCGCTGCCCTTCCACTCCTCGGAGGAGGCCTGGTTCTGGACCATGTCCGCCCTGACCGCCCGGCGCGACGGCGCCCGCGTCGCCGCCGGGCGTGGCGAGGTGCTGCGCCCCTGCGAGCCGGATGACGTGATCCTGGTGCTGGACCGCCTGTATCGCCAGCGCCGCATCCAGCTTGCCCATGTCCGCGTGATGCGGGTCTGGGGGGAGCGGCACACCGTCCCCGACGCGCGCTTCGCGCCCGAACGCGGCGATGCGAAGCTCTGGACCGAAGCGATGCAGCGCCTGGACTGGCCGCTGCGGATCAAGGGCATCGTCTCGGGCGATGGCGTGTTCCCCAGGCCGGAAGAGGCCTGCACGATCGTGCCGCTGCGGTGAGCCGGCATCTCCGCACGGCGGAGCCGGCCGTTTTCCTCGGCTTTGGTGGCGCCGCCACCTTGCCGTGGCAGCGGCTGCTGGCGCCCGGCTTCCGCCATTGCTTCGCCGGGCTGCGCGATGAGGCGGGCTGGACGATCGTGGACCCGCTCTCCGGGCGGCTGCATGTGACGCGGCTGCCGGCGGGCCCGGAGTATGATCTGCCGGGGCTTTGGCTGCGCGCGGGCTTTGCCGTGCTTGGCCCGTATCGCCCCGTGGCGGCCCGCCCCACCGCCTTGCCGGGCCTGGCGCCGCTGACCTGCGTGGGCGTGTGCCGGGCGCTGCTGGGCCCCGGCGCCCCCTTCGCGTTGACCCCGCGCGGGCTGTTCCAGGGTCTGATTCGTCAAGATAATAAGCCTAGGAAATACTTCTTGACAAATTCCGTGCCCTAGGCTAAATCCCCAATCGCCAAGGGGCGCATTGCGCCTTCCGCGGCACACCAACCCCCTCCCTCCCGCGATCCTCCGCATGGTTCAGCCTCTCCCCCCAGGGGCGAGCCATGCGGGATGTCGCCCCGATCCCAAGGAGCGCCGAGCCGTATGGGTGGCCTGTTCAAAGCCCCGCAGCCGATCGCCAGCACCGCCCCCACGGAGCTGCCGGTCGATACCACGCCGCCCGAGGAGGCCGCGGGTGCCGCGCGCGTCGCCAATGCCGATCGCGCCCGTCGCGGTCTGGCGGGCACCATCGCAACCTCCGCCCGCGGCGTGCTCGACGCGGCGCCCAGCGCCACGCTGGGCACCCGCCGCTCTCTGCTGGGGGAATGAGGATGACCCCCGAAACCCTTCTCGACCGCCATGCGGCCGCACTCGACCGGCGCCGCCCGTGGGAGAGCGTTTGGCAGGATTGCCGCGACCATGTTCTGGCCCGCACCCCGGGCCAGGGCGGGCCCGCGCTCTATGACGGCACCGCCGCCGATGCCGCCGAGGAGTTGGCGGCATCCCTGTTGTCGGAGCTGACGCCACCCTGGTCCCGTTGGTTCGGCCTGCAGCCGACGCGGGAGATGGCGGATGTCCCGGGCCTGCCGGATCTGCTGGAAAACGCCTCGGAGGCGCTCGCCGGGCATTTGGACCGCGCCGGTTTCTCGCTGGCGATGCACCAGGCCTTCCTGGACCTCGTCGTCTGCGGGACGGGGGTGCTGCTGGTCGAGGAAGCCCGGCCCGGCGATGCCTCCGCCCTGCGCATCGCCGCCGTGCCGCTGGCCGAGGCGGTGCTGGAGGACAGCGGCAGCGGCCGGCTGGACACGGTGTTCCGCTCGGCGCGGCTGACGCCGGCGGCGATCCTGCAACGCTTCCCCAAGGCGCCGGTGGCGGTCTCCGACGACAGCCAGGCCCGGTTGCCGGTGCTGGAGGCGGTCTGGCCGGATGGCCGTGGCGGCTACAGCTTCGCCGCGGTGCTGTCGCCGCCGAACACGCCGCCGGTGCTGCTGGCCGAGGGGCGTTTTTCCGAGAGCCCCTTCATCGCCTTCCGCTGGCTGGTCGCCCCGGGCGAGGATTACGGCCGGGGCCCGGTGATGAAGGCGCTGCCCGACATCCGCACCGCCAACAAGGTCGTCGAGCTGATCCTCAAGAACGCCTCCATCGCCGCGACCGGCATCTGGCAGGCCGATGACGACGGGGTGCTGAACCCGGCGACGGTGGAGCTGGTGCCGGGGGCGATCATCCCCAAGGCACCGGGCTCGGCCGGGCTCACGCCGCTCGCGGCACCAGGCAATTTCGACGTGTCGAACCTGGTGCTGGAGGATCTGCGCGCCCGTATCCGCTCGGCCCTGCTGGCCGACCGGCTGAACCCGCGCCCGGGGCGCGACCGCACGGCGACCGAGGTGCTGGAACGCAGTGCCGAGACCGCCCGCATCCTCGGCGCCTGCTACGGCCGGCTGCAATCGGAGCTGCTGTCGCCGCTGGTGTCCCGCGCGCTCGGCGTGCTGCGCCGGCGGGGGGAGGTGCCGCCGATCCTGCTGGATGGGCGGGAGGTGCGGCTCGCCTATCGCAGCCCGCTCGCCCGGCTCCAGGCCCGCGCCGATGCCGCCAATACCGCGCTGTTCCTGCAACAGGCGGCGGCGTTGGGGGCCGAGGGCATGGCGCAGATCGATATCGCCGCCGCCGCCCGTTTTCTCGCCAGCACGCTCGACGTGCCGGCTTCGATCCTGACCGCGAAGGAGTGAATGACCGCATGAGCGAGAATCTGATCACCGCCGAGCTCGACCCGGCCCCCGCCATTCCCCAGAAATTCCTGGACCCGGCGACGGGCTCCGTCCGGGTCGATGCGCTGCTGAAATCCTATCTGGAGCTGGAACGCCGCCTGTCCCAGCGCATGGCCCCGCCCGCGACCGACGCGACGGCGGAGGAGATCACGCGGTTTCGCGCCGCCATGGGCATCCCCGAGGCGCCGGATGGCTATGAGATCACCGCGCCCTGCCCGGAATGCAGCCCCGATGCGGCGGTGAATGCCAAGCTGCATGCGGCGGGCTTCACGCCCGAGCAGGCGCAGCTCGTCTATGACCTCGCTGCCGAGAAGCTGCTGCCCGCCATCGCCGAGGCCGCCGCCGAATACGAGGCGACCCGCCAGCGCGACAAGCTGATCGCGCATTTCGGTGGCGAGGACCGCTTCCGCGCCATCGCCGGCCAGCTCGCCACCTGGGGCCGCGCCAACCTGCCGCCCGCGGTGTTCGAGGCGATGTCCGGCACGGCCGAGGGCGTCATCGCGCTCGCCGGCATGATGGACCGCCGCGAGCCGGCGCTCGGCCGCAACGCCGACGCGCCCGGGCCGATGGATGAGGCGGGGCTGCGCAAGATGATGCGCGACCCGCGCTATTGGCAGAAGCGCGACCCCGAATTCGTCAGCCGCGTCACCGAGGGCTTTCGGCGCCTCGTCGGCGGCTGACCGATGTTTGCCTGCGCGGAACCCGGGGTTCCGGGCGCGCGGGCCCTGGGCGCGCATCGGTCCGTTCGCGGAGAACCGGTGCTGCGCCCTTTCCCTGACCTTCTCCACGGAGATTCCGCATGACGATCGACGCCGCTTTCGTGAAGCAGTTCGAGTCCGAAGTGAAAGACGCCTACCAGCGCCAGGGCAGCAAGCTGCGCCCGACCATCCGCAGCCGCGGCGAGGTGAAGGGTGCCAGCACCGTCTTCCCGCGCGTCGGCAAGGGCACCGCCGCCGCCAAGGCGCGCAACGGCGTCGTGCCGGTGATGAACCTACAGTACAGCAACGCTGAATGCTTCCTCCAGGACTACTACGCCGGCGAATGGATCGACCGGCTCGACGAGATCAAGACCAACATCGAGGAACGCCAGGTCATCGCCAATGCCGGCGCCTATGCGCTCGGCCGCAAGACCGATGAGCTGATCATCGCGGCCCTCGACACCGCCACCGCCGAAGCCGTCGGCACCGCCGCCGGCACCACCGATGCCGATGGGCTGACCAAGGCGAAGGTGCTGCTGGCCTTCGAGATGATGGGTGCGGCCGACATCCCCGATGACGGCCAGCGCTACGCCATCGTCGGCTGGAAGCAGTGGAGCCAGCTGCTGCAGATCCAGGAGTTCGCCGACAGCCGCTACGTCGGTGACACCGATCTGCCGTGGAAGGGCGCGCAGGCCAAGTCCTGGCTGGGCGCGATGTGGATGCCGCATTCGGGCCTGACACTCAGCGGCAGCACGCGCTTCTGCTACTTCTACCACAAGACCGCGATCGGCCATGCCTCGGCGCAGGATGTGACGACCGACGTGACCTGGCACGGCGATCGTGCCGCGCATTTCGTCCTCAACATGATGAGCCAGGGCGCGGTGCTGGTGGATGGCGAAGGTGTCGTGCGGATGCGCGCGGCGGAGTAATGCGCCCCCCCCGGATGCGCCGCATCCGGGGGAACCCCGCCCTTTTTCCCCAGGAGAATCCGACATGGCGCTATCCGCGCTTGTTCTGTGTTCGCGCGCGCTGCTGAAGCTCGGTGCCGCGCCCGTCGCCAGCCTGGAGGAAGGCACCGCCGAGGCGGAGGTGGCGGCCAATCTCTATCCGCATGTGCGGGATTCGATGCTGTCCGTGCATCCGTGGTCCTTCGCGACCGGGCAATCCACCTTGCCGCGGCTGGTGGCCCGCCCGGTCGCCGATTTCGATGCTGCCTTCCAGCTTCCCAGCGGATTCCTGCGCGCGCTGTCGGCCGGCACCTCGGGCGCGGGGCGGGGCCTGCGCTACCGCATCCATGAGAACCGGCTGCATGCGAATGCCCAGGCGGTGACGTTGACCTATGTGTTCAGGCCGGAGGAATCGGATTTCCCTCCCTTCTTCGCCGATGCGCTGGTCGCGCGCCTGGCCGCGGAGTTCTGCCTGCCGCTGACCGAGGCCAGCAGCCGCGCCGAGGCGTTACACCGCCTGGCCGACCAGGCGCTGCGCACCGCGCGCCTGGCCGACAGCCAGCAGGCGACGGCGAAGTCCTTCGACAATTTCCCGCTGATTGCGGCGCGGGGCTGAGCCGATGCCCAGCGTCACCCGCATCAAGACGAGTTTCACCGCCGGCGAACTCGCGCCCGAACTGCTCGGCCGCGCCGATCTGCGCGCCTATGAGGCCGGTGCGCGACGGCTGCGGAATGTGGTGATCCAGCCGACCGGCGGCGTCGCGCGCAGGCCGGGACTGCGGCATCTCGCCATGCTGCCGGGGGCCGCGCGCCTCATCGCCTTCGAGTTCAACACCGAGCAGACCTATCTGCTGGTGCTGACGCATCAGCGCATGGCGGTGTTCGTGAACGACGCCGAGGTGGTGAGCGTGGCGGGGCCCTGGACTGAGGCGATGCTGCCGCATCTCGCCTTCACCCAGAACGCCGATACGCTGATCCTGCTGCATCCCGAGATGCCGCCGCAGCGCATCACCCGCACCGGGCACACCGCCTGGACGGTGCAGGAGTTCGCCTTCACCCGCAGCCCTTGGGCGCGTTTCGCCCCCCCCGATCTGATGATCGCGGCGAGCGCCACCAGTGGCTCGGTCGCGGTCACGGCCGCGGCGCCCATTTTCCTGCCGACCCATGTCGGGTCGCGGCTGCTGATCGCGGGGAAGCAAGTTGCTATCACGGCTTTCGTCAATGCGCAGCATGTCGTGGCCACGGTCATCGATACGCTGACCGATACCAATGCGACGCCGGACTGGCAGGAATCGGCCTTCTGCGCGGCACGCGGCTGGCCGGTGACGGCCTGCTTCCATCAGGACCGGCTGGTGCTCGGCGGGTCGCGCGACCTGCCGAACCGGCTGTGGCTGTCGCGATCCGGCGATCTGTCGGATTTCGACCTGGGCGCGGGTCTCGACGACCAGGGGATCGAGTTCTCGCTGTTGTCGGACCAGGTGAATGCGATCCGCGGCGTGTTCAGCGGCCGGCATCTGCAGGTGTTCACCTCCGGCGCGGAATGGATGGTGAGCGGCGATCCGCTGACACCCTCCTCGATCCAGCTCACGCGGCAGACGCGCGTGGGCAGCCCGGTGGATCGCATCGTGCCGCCCGTCGATGTCGATGGCAGCACGATCTTCATCGCGCGCAGCAATCGCGCGGTGCATGAATTCGCCTATACCGATGTGCAGCAGGCCTATCAGGCGAGCGACCTCGCGCTGGTCGCGCATCATCTGATCGCGCGCCCGGTCTCAATGGCCTATGACCAGGTGACGCGGCTGCTGCATCTGGTCATGGCCGATGGCGGGCTGTCCACGCTGACGCTGTACCGCACCGAACAGGTCACCGCCTGGACCCGGCAGGAGACGGAGGGCGCCTTTCGCGCCGTCGCCGAATTGGACGGCGCTGTCTATGTCACGGTCGAGCGTGCGGGCAGCCTCAGGCTCGAACGCTTCGATGCGGATGTCTCGTCGGATGCCGCACTCTCCGGCACGGCGGCGACCGAACAGGATGTCTGGTCGGGCCTCGCGCACCTGGAGGGCCACAGCGTCACCGTGCTGGCCGATGGCGCGCCGCGCGGCCTCGGGATCGTTGCCGATGGCCGGGTGGCGGTCGATCCGCCGAGCCTCTCGGTGCAGGTCGGCCTGCCCTTCACGCATGAGGTCGAGCCGCTGCCGCCCGAGGCCAGCACCAGCATGGGCGTGCGGACCGGCCCCGTTCGCCTTGTCGCCGTCACCTTCCGCCTGTTGGAGACCGCGGCGTTGGAGGTCGATCTCGGCCGCGGGCTGCGGCCGGTGCCGTTCCGGCGGCTGGACACGGCGCTGCTGGATGCGGCGCCGCCACGCTTCACCGGCGACATCGCGCTGCGCGCCTTTGGCTGGCGCCGGACGCTGGCCGAGCCGCTCTGGCGCATCTCCGGCAACACGCCGCTGCCCGTCACGCTCCTGTCCGTCACCACCGAAACAAGGATGCCCGACTGATGGCCGCACTCGCCCCCGTCGCGACCCTGGTCGGCACCGGCGTCTCGCTCTACGCCACCAGCCGTCAGGCGAGCACGCAATCCGCCCAGGCCAAGGCCCAGCGCCAACAGGCCGAGGCCGAGGCCCTCCAGCGCGCCGAACAGATCGCCGTGCAATCATCGACCGATGCGCGCGAGCGGCAGGCGACGCTGGATCGCACCGTGGCCTCCACCCGCGCCCGCCTTGCGGCCTCCGGCGTCAGCCCCGACCAGGGCTCGGCGGCGGCGATCACGGCCGGCATGGCGGAGGATGCCGCCGCCGCCCAGGCCGACAGCAATGCCGGCTTCCAGGCGCGCCTCGCGGCGGGCCGCAGGTCGCTGCTGAACACCGATGGCTCGCTGACGACCTGGCTGCGCGCCGGGCAGAGCTTCGGCGGCACCGTGCGCTCGCTGCTCGACTGAGACCCAGACACACCCGTTCGCAATCGCACACGACAGGAACCCCCGATGTCCGAGCACATCCGCATCGGCGACGTCGCACCGCGCGTGCAATACGCGGCCGATGGCGCCCAGACCGTCTTCACCTATCCCTTCCCGATTTTCGGCGCCGAGGATCTGGAGGTGCTGGTCGCAGGCACCGCCTCGCCCCCGGGCTACAACATCTCCGGCGCCGGGCTCAGCGAAGGTGGCAGCGTCACCTTCGCCCCGGCGCCCGCAACGGGCTCTGTCGTGACCCTGCGCCGGCGCGTAAAAGTCGAGCGCGTGACCGACTACCAGTCGAACGGGTTGTTGCGCGCCAATACGCTGAATGACGAGCTGGACCGCCAGGTCGCCGCCTTGCAGGATCTGCGCGAGGAGATGGGCGGCACGCTGCGCCTCGACCCCTCCGAGCCCAGCGGCGGCATGGTGATGCCGCCGCGGGACATGCGCGCGAACCGGCTGCTGGGCTTCGACAGCCTGGGCGGCATCACCTCCTTCCCGCGCGATGCGGCGGTGATGACCAGCCCCTACAGCGGCGCCATCCCGCGCACCGCCGAGGACAAGTTCGCCGAACGCCTGACCGCGCGCGATTTCGGTGCCATGGCGGATGGGCTGAACGACGACGGGCCGGCCTTGCAGGCGGCGATGAATGCCGCCGTCGCCTCCGGCCGGATGCTGGAGATCGGCGAGGGCTCGCACCGCACCACCATGCCGCTGGTGCTGGGCGGCGGGGCGGCGGGCCTGGTGATGCTGGGCTCGATCATCTATGCGGGCCCGGCCGGGACCACGGCGCTGACGCTTGGCGACGGTGCGGCGGTGCGCAACACCCAAAAATCCTATCGCGGCCTGCGCGTCCTGCGCGCCACGATCAGCGACTGGTCGGATGAGAACGACATCGGCATCGTCGCGCGCAACCTCGATGCCAGCGTGCTGGACGTTCGCCAGGTCGAGGGTTTTTGTATCGGCGTCCGCACCCTCGGCGTCGAGCGCGGCTTCGAGGATAGCGAGGTCCATCTCGACCGGCTTGTGAACAACGGCATCGGCTTGGATGTGCGGACGGCGACGGCGGCGGCCTGGAACACATCGGTGCGTTACTACGGCGGGCATTTCGCGCATGGCATGTCGGTGAATGTGGACAAGGACCGCTACGGCGTGCGCTTCTCCGCCGCCCCCGGCGCCTATGTCGCGCACAACCGACATGTCTTCGACGGACCGAATTTCGAGTTGCAGTCGCGGGACAAGCCGATCACCGGCATCCCCTTCCTGGTCGAGGTGAACAGCCGCGCGGTCATCGTCCGCAACCTGCGGATGGAGGGCTGCGACGCATTCGTCGCCCGCCATACCGCCGCGGCGCAGGACCATGTCTATGAGGTCGCCTGGGCGAGCCAGGGCTACCTTGTCGATGTGGACTACACCACCACCGCCACACGCACTGGCTCGGTGGTGCGCCGCCACCACCAGGCCATCGCGCATCGGGAAGCGGTCAGGGAACTCGCCTCGGTGCCGAACCTGCGGGCCGCATCGATCCGTTGGAATACCACCGAAGTCGGCTTCGAACGCATGGCCGTGCTCTCGACCAATGTCAGTGGCACGCCGAGCCTGGTCTCGGATTTTGCCTTCCCGGCGCTGGACAGCATCACCTTGACCGACCGGGGCGCGATCCTGGTCGGCGGGCGCGGACTCGGCTTCGTGGTGGACAGCCGCACCTGCCGGGATTTCGCGCTGGCCGTGGATGCGGACGCGCCGCGCCTCATCGTGCAGTGCTTCGATATCGACAAGGCCCTGCTCACCGACGCGGCGGGGCAGTTGGTGCGCGCCAGCGGCCAGACCATGCAGTACTCCACCGGGGCGCGCTGGTGGCAGGGCTCGGCGGATATGACCGATGCGGCGCTGACGCGGTTGCAGACCGTGCGGCTGGAACCGCAGGTGGCTTACGCCATCATCGGGGTTGGCCGGCTGACCGCGGATTACGAGGTGCGCGCGATGCGTCTCGCCTGCGATCCGGTGTTTTCCCCGCCGGTGCTCTATGGGCTGCCGGATATGCCGCATGGCGTGCGCGAGTTGCGGGCCGAACTGGCCTGGGACCCGCCCAGCGTTGCCGCCGGGGCCTCGGCCACGCTCAACGTCACCGTGCCGGGCACGCGGCCGGGCGACTACTGCCAGGCTGCCTTCAGCCTCGCGACCAGCGGGATGCTGTTCCTGGCGCAGGTAGGGGCCTCGGATATCGTCACCGTCACCGCCTGGAACCGCACCGCCGTCGCGATCGACCTCAACCCCGGCACGGTCCGGGTGCGGGTGGTCAAGGCGTGACGGCGCCAAACCTGCGGGGAAAGGAGGAGCTGGAAGAGGCCGTGGCCATCGTGGTCGCGAAGTACAGTGACTACCTGCGGCGATGCTCGCCCTCGGCGGATGAGGACCCCAAGGCCTTCACCGCCTGGCACGCGGGGGGGCGCGCGGCGCTCGCGCATCTCGAACATCTGTTGAAACTGCTCAAACCCACGGGCGGCGCCGCCGAAGCCGTCGCCGCTGGCGAGGATCTTCTGGCCCAGGCCAGCTCCGACATGGGTCCCCCTGACGACGAGGAGTAGCCAAGCATGGGCGACCCCGATCTCGATGCCTTCATCTGGGTCTGGAACAAACGCCAGGGCCTGGCGCTGCCGCCGCTGCACCGGCGGATCGCGCGCTGGCTGCAGACGCGCCAGGCGGCCGGGGAGCGCCATCAGCTGCTGATGGCGTTTCGCGGCTGCGGCAAATCGACGCTGGTCGGGCTCTACTGCGCCTGGCTGCTGGCGCGGCGGCCGGATACGCGCATCCTGGTCCTGGCCGCCGATCACGCGCTGGCGACGAAGATGGTCTCCAACGTGCGGCGCATCATCGAACGGCATCCGCTCTGCGCGCATCTGCGCGAAGCGGCGCCGGAGTCCTGGGCGGCCGACCGCTTCTCGGTCAAACGCCCGGGCGCCTTGCGCGACCCGTCGATGCTGGCGGCCGGCATCGAGGGCAACATCACCGGCAGCCGCGCCGAGGTGATCATCGGCGATGACGTCGAGGTCGCCGGGAATTGCGACACCGCCGGCAAGCGCGACTCATTGCGTGAAAGACTGCGGGAGGCGGAGTTCGTCCTCGTCCCCGGCGGCAGCATGCTGCTGGTCGGCACGCCGCATACCAGCGAGACGCTCTACGACCCCGCCGGTTTCGCGGTCGGGTTTCGCGCGCTGCGCATCCCGCTGCTGGATGCCGATGGTGCCAGCGTCTGGCCGGAACGGTTCTCGGCGGCGCATGTCGCGGCGTTGCGGACCCGCGTCGGCCCGATCGAGTTCCGCCGCCAGATGCAGCTCGAACCCGTCGCGGTGCAGGCCGCGCGGCTGGATCCCGCGGTGATGGTCCGCTACGCCGAGGAGACCGATTATGCCGAGGCCAATGGCCGCCCGGTGCTGCGGCTGATGGGGCGGCGGATGGTCTCGGGCGGGGCGTTCTGGGACCCGGCCTTCGGGCGGCCGGGGCAGGGGGATGGCTCGGTGCTGGCGGCCTGCTACGCGGATGCGGAGGGCAACCACTATCTGCACCGGCTGCATTGGCTGACGCATGACCCCGCCAGCGCCACCGACCCCGCGACGCAGCAATGCGCGGCGGTGGCGCGGATCGCGCGGGATCTGCTGCTGCCGGCGGTGCGGGTGGAGACCAATGGCATCGGCCGCTTCCTGCCCGCGATCCTGCGGCGGGAGATGGCGCGCGCCGGTGCGGCCTGCGCGGTGGTGGAGGTCTCCCAGCGCGAGGCCAAATCCCGCCGCATCCTGGGCGCGCTGGATCCGGTGATGGCGGCCCGGCGCCTGCATGTGCACGACCAGGCCGCGACCCCGCGCTTCTTCGCCGAAATGTCCGAATGGCAGCCGGATACGCCGGGCGGCCATGATGACGCGCTGGATGCGTTGGCTGGCTGCCTGCTGGCCGAGCCGGTGCGGCTGCCGGGGCTGCCGCCGGCGCCGCGCCGCCCGGATTGGCGGGGTTAGGCCGCCGTCGGGCGCAGCTTCAGCACCTCGGAGGCATGCCGCGCCACGCCGGCCTCGGTCAGCCACCAGCGGTCGTCCGCCCCCTGCGCGCAAAAGCCCATGCCGGCCAACCGGCGCAGGCAGCCATTGTCCTTCAGCCCGTCGGGCCGGCCCTCGCGGCTCACCTGTGACAGGCGATGCAGGGCGGAACGGCAGCAGGTCTCAAGATAGGGTTCGTTCCACATCGTCCCGTTTCCATGCTGCCCGACCCGGAAAATGGGGTGGGCGGCATGGCCCCGCAATGCTCATTCCGCCACGAGGGGTCCGATGACCGATACGCAAGTGCTGACCCAGCTGGCCCAGACGCCTTTGGTCGCGGCCATGATCTGGCTGATCTACATGCTGCGGCGGGAGCTGGCGGAGCGCCTGGCGCCCCGCGAAGCCGGCCCGCCACCCGATGCGCTGGCCCGCACGCGCGAGGATCTTTCGGCCTTCAAGGTCGAGGTCGCGCGCACCTATGTGCCGTTGTCGCTGATCCGGGACGTGGACCAGCGCCTGACCCAGCATCTGCTGCGGATCGAGGAGAAGCTGGACGAGGTGAGCCGCAGCGCCGCCGCCGCCGCCGCGCAGTACCACGCCCAAAAGCGGTAG